TTTATCTTGTCCAATTGTAATATGAACTGTCATATCCGTATCAGCAAACATTTCGTTGATAATATCGGAAAGCTTTTCCATTGCATCCTCAAAGTTAATTTTTTCTTGTCTTTTGTTGTTAAATTCTTCCATATAAAACGTATTAAATTAATAAATTTATTTGTATGCAAAGATACAAAAAATTTTAATACGTTCGGTCAAAAATATGATTTTTTTTATTTTTTTTATTACTTTCTCATTTTTCCCAATAATTTTATTTGATCGTTAATATACCATATTGCCTTTTTCAAATCCTCAATTTGTTTATCTATCGGATTTCTTCCGCAGTCGTTTTTCAAACCGTTTCTCCATAAATATTTAATAGCATTACCAATATCAAAATTATAATGTCTCGTAACTTCAATACATTCTATCCCAGATGGATGACTTGTATAATGTGCTGGATGATTTACGTTATCGTTTGAAATATTTTTTATTTTGTGTTTATTACTCATACCAAATTAACATTACGTCAGAAGTGTTTTCCGGTGAATTATGTTGCATATATTGCATTATTGATTGAATTTCTCCCGCTGTATAATTGACATCTTTACAATCCAAAATTATATCATCTTTATCTAATCGTCTAATGTAATTCAACATTTTATTAAAACTACCTTTATCGATCTCAATATAATTTGAATTTTCTATTGGATAACCATCAAAATAAATATCATCTTCTTTGTTATGACAAGTTTTATTAAACAAATCATTCAAAAATTTATTTACTTCTGATTTACAGCTACGAAAATATTCGATATCCGAATATGTAACGTTACGAAATTCTGTTGCAAAATGTAAACTTTCCATTATATTAGTTTTTTAGATAAAAAAGATGAGCATGTTAATGCTTGTTCAGGACTTATTTCAAAATAACAACAATATGTATCTTCGTGTGTTTCTTCTTCAATTTTTAAATCCTGTTGGTATAACCAATAACGATAACATTCATCTTTTTGAGGACATTCTGATTGCTTACAATGCGTATAATCATGTATGTTGAAGTCCCACATTTTATAGATATTTAGTTAGCTTTTGGTGCAATAAATTAGGTAAATCGTCTAATGCACCAATTTTATTATTTGGTGTTGAATAAGCATATCCTTTTTCAGCAAACTTTGTATCAGGGTATCCATACGCTATAATAATTTGATTCTCTAAATATTCATCTTTATTGTCGAATTTATGCAATCCATATGCTCTGTAGATATTTGGCTGTTGAGGAATAACTTTCTTAGTAACTTTTTCAAATTTACCAAGTATTCGTGGAAATACACTATCTGTCAATACTTCAATTTCCACATCATTTACTTTTATAGTATATTTTTCCATATTTTAATAATTTTTGAATACTTTATTTGTTTATTTTGTTTTTTGATTTTTGTTATCAACAAGTTTAACTGTTTTACTTTGGAATAATACTTTTCTATCTGTGAATCCGTAGGTTTCGGAAGTTCTTCAAACGTGTTAGTCAAACCATCAAAATATAACGGACAAATACCATTTTGCTCTCCTTCACGATTAACTACAACTTCCAAGAATCGGATATGATTACGAAAACGTAATATATCATATCCAAGGTAATTTGGAATTTCATGTCGAAACGGACTGAATAACCCCAACATGATATCACACAATTTGTTATCTAATGAGCTCTTTATCTCATTATTCTACAGTTTATTAATTATATCTGTAGTTCAGACTATTTCTTCAATATCGTATAGATGTTGGTACATCCGATATTGTCCCGCACTCGTGCCAATTCATATTCTTCAGCACCACCAGTTAAGAACGTATTTGGTAGTCGTTGTTCCTTCAATACATTTCTGTAAAGCTTGGATAAGCGTTGCCATCGAAATGGTTTTCGCAGATTCACGGGATTAAGAGACTGTTTTGTGTAATTTATATTTCATTGATTTGTGTATATATGGCGAAATTAAATATTCAAATAATGATGCACTCTTTGTTTTAATATATAAAATGTTATTTTTTTGAATTGTTGTTTCAATGTTAAAAGTTTTATATAAAAATTGTGAAAATCGTACAAGTTCTTCACGAGTAAAACAATTTGTAGCTATATAATAAGAATGTTGTGTTTTTGATCCGTCATCCATAAATAAATAAGCAAGACTTACAGGAGTAAAATATTCAAATAAGTTAAAAGGTATGACTTTTTTACCATTTTTATAAAAACTTTGATACCAAATATCTAATTCTGGATTTGCAGGAATGCGAAAAGTATAATCTTCATAATAAATACCAGTTCGTTTATCCATAGTCTTACGTTGATTATGTTTACCTTTTGCTCCAATTGAATTAAATATTTCACATTTATATTGACAATAACTTTGTTGTTTTATTCCATGTGAACAACTACCGAAAGCGTGTTTAGATCCTTTTGTAAAATGCAATGAACTATCGCCCATTACAGTTCCTAATAATACTTCCTTTTGAAATTGTGTAAGTTTTTTAGAACTACTTTCGGAATAATTTTTTCTGATGTACCCATGACGTATTCGATGTGAATAAATACCACTCGGTGACATGTGTAATTGTTCAGCAATTTCACGATCGTTTAATCCTTTGTAAAATAATCTTTCAAAAAAGCTGTTGTCAATATTATTAATTTGTTCGTAAGTAAATTTAGTTTTTAAATTTAATTTTTTTCGCCAATAATATACAACACTATCGCTAATGTTTAAACGTTTAGCAATTTCTGTATCCATTAAACCTTCGTTATAAAGTTGAATCATTTTTATTTTAAGTTCATCCGTCATAGTAATTTTATGCATAATTTATAATTTATATTAAAAATATGCAAAGATACAAAAATTTTTAATATATTCGGTCATTATAAAACAATAGTGCGTATATAAATATAAATTGTGTTCTATCTCTAACTAACGTTTTTGACTCACCTATACCTTGTGCAGTTGGTCTTAAACGCTTTTGTTTAAAATTTTCAGTTGATTCCATTTCAGCAGCTTGTTGAATTACTTCAACTGGTGTAATATTATACCTATTGCGTAATTTAACAAAGTAAGCTGACATTAAATCCATTGTTTGCTTGGTACTTAAACCAGATTCGCTATTTAACAATGCAAAATGGTCTACAATCGGTATAATATACAAATCAGGATCTTTAGGTTCATAATAATCAAAAGCATTAATTTCTTCAGTTCTACCTGTTTCTTTATCGACCAGTTTTATTTTTTTATAATGGATTGTACCATTTTCGAGTAAAAAACTTTCAATTGCTTTTTTAATACCAGTAGGATGTCTTTCAGGACGAAATTCGACACATTTATAATAGAAATCCATTATCTTTGTAAAATTTTCGTTGTTTTTCAAGACATTCAACACTTCATTAGACAATGGTTTATTGGCATATGTTGATTTCAAGTCTTTAGTTCCAATTCGAACAGTTG